GAACCTGAATGCGATCTGGACCGCACACCGCGTCTCGACGGCGAACAGCGCCTTCCGCTCGGTCGTCGGTCTAGCCTCGCGACCGGGAGCGGCGCGGTACGTCGAGAAGATCCTGACGGGCGACGAGCTGACGATCGTGTTCCGCAACGGCTCGATCCTTCGATACGGAGCTCGGGCCCAGAACTTCGGCCGTGGCGAGACGCAGGTCGACGTCGAGGTGTTCGACGAGGCGCAGATCCTGCGCGCGGACACGCTCGAGGACATGGTGCCGGCCGCAAACCAGGCCAAGATCCCGCACGGCGCGCTGCTGTTCTTCATGGGGACCCCACCGCGCCCGAAGGACGACGGCGAGGAGTTCCTGCAACGGCGGGCTGACGCGCTGGAAGGCAAGCCAGACGGCGCCGTGCTGGAGCGCGGCGACATGGTCTACGTCGAGTGCAGCGCGGACCCGAACTGCGGCGAGCCCGACGGCCCGGACCTGATGGACTGGGCGCAAATCGAGAAGGCGAACCCGTCCTACCCGAAGCGCACGCCCAAGGTATCGATCCTGCGTATGCGCAAGAACCTCAAGGACGACGCCTCATGGCGGCGTGAGGCGCTGGGCATCTGGGACTCGAACGTGGTGTCGCGCGTCTTCCCGTTCGATCAGTGGTCCACGCTCCGGACGAAGATGCCCCCAGTGGTCGGCGTGGTGGCGTACGGCGTCAAGTTCTCCCTGGACGGCGCGCGCGTCGCACTGTCGGCGGCTGTACAGCCCGACGACGGTCCGGTGTACGTCGAGCGCCTGGGTGTGGCAGACACCGCCCAGGGCACCGCGTGGCTGGTCGAGAAGCTCGCCGCCCAGCCGCGGAACGGCCCGGCCATCGTGGCGGACGGCAAGTCCGGCGCGGGCGACTTCGTGAACAGCCTCAAGGCCTCACGGGTCCACCCCCGGCGGATCGTAGTCCCGACGGTTGATGACGTGATCGCAGCGCACGCGGGCATGCTGACCGCGATCCGGCAGCGCGAGGTGGAGCACTCCGGACAACCCGGGCTCGACGCCACGGTGAAGGTGGCTGTGAAGCGCAAGATCGGCAACTACGGCGGTTGGGGAATCGAGCCGGCAACGCCCGACGGCGACGTCGTCGCCATGGAGTCGGCGATCCTCGCCCGGCACGGCGTCACATCCATGAAGCGCAGGGCCAACCGGAACCGATCACGGGGAGAGGCGGTGTTCGCATGACGCTCGACACCGCACTCGAACCGGAGATCGGCCTCGAGGTCGAGGACAGCCTGACCGCCATCGCTCGCGCCGCGATCTGGGACGCGTGGGGCATCCGAACTGGGCGCCGGTCTCGCCTGGAGCGCAACCGCGACTACCGGCATGGCCGCGGCGGCATCGTCGCGCTCGAAGAGGGCGCGTCGGAGGAGCTGGAGAACCTCGCGAAGGTCTCGCGGCTGAACATGTGCGGCGTGGGCGTGAAGACGTTCAAGCGCGGCCTGTCCGCTGTGGGCTACCGCTCGCCGACGTCGGAGGATGACGACCCGGCGTGGGAATGGTGGCAGAAGCACCGCCTCGACGCCCGCCAGGGCCAGGTGTACGACCACGCGCTGACGTACGGCGAGGGCTACGTCTCCGTCCTTCCGGATGACCGCATGGACGACAAGGCGCGCCCGGTCATCTGGTCGCCACTGTCCGCCGTCGTCGACTACGACGAGCCGGACGACCTGTTCCCCGCCACGGCGCTCCTGATTCGCCGCACGGCCGAGGGCTGGTCCGTCCTCATGGTGGACGACGAGACGGTCACGCCCGGTCGCCTGATGGCGAAGGGCAATGGCACGTCCGAGGACCGCAGGACGCTCGACGGCGTCCGCGCGGGCGACATCGAGATCACGGGCGAGCCCTGGAAGCATGGAGCCACCTACGAGGGTCGCCCGGTGTGCCCGGTGGTCCGGTTCTCGGACGAGTCGTCGGACGAGGGCGAGAAGTCGCAGGGCATCGTCGAGCCGATGATCGACCTGGCGCGCGCGATGAACGTCGTCAACTTCAACCGCCTAGTAGTGGCGCAGTACGGCGCGCACGACCAGAAGCTGATCATCGGTTGGTCGACGTCGAAGGACCGCCTGGTCAAGCTGGGTGCGTCCCACATCGGCGCGATCGACGAGCACCCGGACGACGTCCGGATCGACCGCTGGCAGGCGTCGCCGCTCAGCCCGTACAACGAACTGGTCAAGGAGCTGCGCGAGCAGTTCGCACTCGAGGCTGCGATCCCGCTCTGGGCGGCCGGCTCGATTTCGAACGTCTCGACGGACACCGCGGCGATGATCGAGTCGGCGCACCAGCGCGAGCTCGGCATCAAGCGCGAGTCGTTCGGCGAGTCGTGGGAGCAGGTCGTCCACCTGGCCGTCTCGATGTCGGGGCTGCCCGAGCCGGACGCCGAGGCCGAGATGATCTGGCGCGAGACGCAGGCGCGCGCGTTTGGCGCCGTCGTCGACGGAATCACGAAGCTCGCCGCGATCCCTGCCGACGCGGCCGGCGTGCCGATCGAGGAGATGCTCGACCTGATCCCGGGAATGACGCAGCAGCGGATCAAGGCGATCCAGGACACGATCCGACGGCGGCGCTCCCAGACGAACCTCGGCACCCTGGCTGCGGTCGGTGGGTCGAGCGAGGCGTCTGCCGACGCCACCGCCCTCAAGGCACGATTCGACGCTCTGGGCGTGGCCATCCGTGCCGGCGTGTCGCCGGAGGATGCCGCGGCTCGTGTCGGCCTGGAGGGCGTCACGTTCACGGGCGCTGTCCCGACATCGCTCCGCCTGCCCGAAGCGGACGCGTCTAGCCTCGAAGGTGCCTAGCCCGTGGTCACCGCGGCTGACGCCGAGCGGCTACGGCTGGCACAGGCGGGGATCCGCGCGCTGGTGGTGCGGGACCTGGAGGCGTTCTTCACCTCGCTCAACCTGGGCCAGCCGGAGTCCGCACGGGATGCCCTGCTTGAGTTCATGCCGGTGCTGGTCTCGTCGTACGGCGAGTCGGCCGCTGCCATGGCGGCTGACTGGTACGACGAGGTTCGCGCATCCGAAGGCGTCCCAGGTCGGTACCGCGCGCAGATAGCCGTGCCGGACCAGTCCGAGGCCGCCGTCGACACGGTGCGTCGCGCAGCCGCAGCGCTGTTCACGGACTCTCCAGCGACGACCCTGCTGTCCCTGACGGCGGCCGCCCCGAAGTACGCACTGACGGGCTCGCGAGAGACGATCGTCCGTTCGACGGACCGCGACCCTCGCGCCGTCGGCTGGCAACGCGTCGTGCGCTCCGGGGCGTGCCGGTTCTGCAGGATGCTCCACGGGCGCGGCGCTGTCTACAAGGAGTCGACGGCCCTGTTCGCAGCCCACAAGGAGTGCAACTGTGCTGCGGCCCCGTCATGGGACCCCGACGCTCCCGAGGTCGATGCTTTCGCGTACGACGCGAGCAGCGGCCGCATGGCAGGCCTGCGCCGCGCGGCAGAGAACGGTGACCCGGGCGCACAGCGCCGGTTGGACGAGTACCGCGCCCGACTGGGCGCCTACCTCGACGACAACTACGGGACCGACTGACCTTCCCCGCCATGAGGCGGGGTTACGCGAACGCCGGCGGTCAACAGGCGGACGAAGGAGGGGCCCACATGGGCACCGAACCCAACACGCCCCCTGCGGGCGGGGCCGGCGGCGGCAACGACGGCGGTCAGAACCAGTTCCAGGCGATCACATCCCAGGCGGACCTCGACCGCATCATCGGCGAGCGAGTTGCGCGCGAGCGCGGGAAGTACGCCGACTACGACGACCTGAAGGCCAAGGCGACCAAGTTCGACGAGGTCACCGAGGCCAACAAGACCGAGCTCCAGAAGGAGCGCGAGCGTGCTGACGCGGCCGAGCGAAAGGCCGCGGGATACGAGGCCGAGAAGCAGGTCGCGACCTGGGCGGCCGAGATCGTCAAGGGGTCAACTATCCCGGCGAACGCGTTGCGCGGCTCCACCAAGGAGGAGTTGGCCGAGCACTTCGAGGTGCTCAAGTCCATCGCGCCCGCACCCCAGCAGAAGCGCGGCACCCCGCCCGGCAAGCGCGCCGCGGACGGCGACAAGCCGGGGTCTCGCGCCGCTGAGGCCCTGCGCTCTCTGCGCCAGGGCTGATCGACATACAGACTCCCGCGAGGATCGACCTCGGCGGGTTAGCAGAAAGCGGAGGCCAACATGGCTGACATCACCCGCGCTGAGGTCGCCTCGCTCATCGGCGAGGAGTACGGCCCGACGCTCATCAAGGCCGCGACGCAGGGCTCGACCGCCCTGGCCGCATTCCCCAAGGTCAACATGGGGACCAAGACCAACAACATGCCGGTGCTCGCCACCCTGCCCGAGGCCGACTGGGTCTCGGACACGGACAACACCGGTGTGAAGCCGACCTCGCAGGCGACCTGGGTCAACAAGACCCTGGTGGCCGAGGAGGTCGCGGTCATCCTGCCGATCCACGAGAACACGCTCGACGACGCGACCGAGGACATCCTGGCCGAGCTGGCCGAGCTCGGTGGCCAGGCGATCGGCAAGAAGCTCGACCAGGCCGTGTTCTTCGGCAACGACAAGCCGACGAGCTGGACCTCGCTCGACCTGTTCGCCGCGGCCACCGCGGCTGGCAACCTCGCCGCCGTCGTGGACGGCGTGGCGAACACGAACGACATCTACGGCGCCATGGTGCAGGTGGCCGGCATGATCGCCGAGGACGGGTTCGACCCGGACACGGTGGTCGCCAAGCGCGCCCTGCGCTTCCAGATGGCGAACCTGCGCAACGCGAACGGGGACCCGGTCCTCGTCGGCGAGCAGGTGCTCGCATTCGACACGTTCTGGAACCGGAACGGCGCGTGGGACTCGACGGACGCCACGGCCATCATTGCGGACCGCTCCACGGTGCGCATCGGCGTCCGACAGGACGTCACCGTGAAGTACCTCGACCAGGCGACGCTGACCGGCGTCGGCAACCTGGCCGAGAAGGACATGGTCGCCCTGCGCTTCAAGGCGCGGTTCGCCTACGTCCTCGGCAACCCGGCCACGCCGGAGACCGGTGTCCAGTCCTACGGCGTCGGCGCGGTCACGCCCGACATTACGGCCTGAGAGGCGGCGTAACGATGGCTCTCCAGTTCACGCACATCAAGTCCGGTCGGACCTTCGCGGCTCGTGAGGGTTCGCGCCTGGCGAAGCTCATGGCGAAGGGCGATGGCTACGAGCCGTACTCCGAGCCGGAGGTCACCGACGTCGAGAAGATGAACCTGGCCCAGCTCAAGACGTACGCCGACGAGCAGGGGATCGAGCTCACCTCGAAGAGGAAGGCCGAGGTGCTCGCCGAGATCCAGGCGGCCGAGGGTGCTGGCGCCGACGACGGCCAGGGTGCTGGCGATGGCTCTGGCGACTCCTGACGACGTCGCCACCCGCCTCGGCCGTGAGTTAACTGCGGCCGAGGCGGAGCGGGCCGGTGGCCTGCTTGACGAGGCTTCCGCGCTCGTGATCGGGTACCTGGGCTGCGACCCGACCGATACGAGCGTCGAACCTCCGACGGTTCCGAGTGCGGTCACGATCGTCGTCTCTCGGATGGTCGCGCGAGTGCTCGAGCAGACCGCCGCTGGCGTCACGACCGGCAGCGAGTCGACATCGGAGGGACTGGGCCCGTTCTCCAATACGGTCCGGTTCGCGGCCGGCTCGACATCGGGTGCGCCCTGGCTGACGAAGGTCGACAAGGTGTCACTGCGCGCCTACCGGTGTGACGGCGGCTTCACGTCCATCGCGATCAGCGCGGGCACGACGGGGCGGTATCGCCGCGAGGTGTCCTGATGTTCGTCGGCGAGCCGGTCACCCGCCGGCGCCAGCAGCAGACGGGCACTGATCGCTACGACAACCCGGTCTACGGGCTCGTCGAAACGGTCCTGGAGGAGCACGCCGCGTTCGACCCTGGCGGTTCTCGCGAGCCGGTCGAGGTCGGTCGCACGCAGACGGTCACGACGCCGAAGCTCTACTTCTTCAAGACGTGGCCGGACCTGAACGAGACGGACACGGTCGTGGTCCGCGGCGTCGAGTACCAGATCGAGGGCGACCCTGCGGACTGGAAGTCGGCGTTCGGCTCCACGCTCGGCGGCCTGGTCGTCGAGCTCAAGCGCGCCACCGGTTAGGAGTTCGCCATGGCTGCACCCCGGGTCAAGATGAACAGCGCCGGCGTCCGCGAGTTCCTGCAGTCGGCGGAGGTGCGCGCGATCGTGCGCCCTCACGCCGAGCGTGTCGCCGCTCGGGCCCGCACGATCGCGCCGCGTGCCAGCGAGGACTACGTGAACAGCATCGACGTCGAGTCCACAACGACGGACCGCGCAGTCGAGCGTGTCGTGGCCCGCGACCGGAAGTCTCACATCATCGAGGCTCGTGACGGCGTCCTCGCCCGCGCACTTGGGGACGAGGGCGGCTGATGCCCACCATCCTCTTCCCGGACATCGAGGCCGCGTTCATCGGCTACATGGCCCCGGCCCTTGCGGGGCGCGCCGAGGCATATG